CGTATCGGAACGCACCTATGCCGCCCACCACGGAGCAGGCGATTATCATGCTGGCATCCCACTTCTATGAGTCGCGGGACGGCGGCACCGGAGGGTTCTTCTCCAACACCATCGGTTCGGCACAGCAGGTGTGGAATACGGTCAATCTGCTGCTCCGTCTGGACAGAAATTGGCAGGTGTGAGTATGGGCCTTGGACAAATGAACGGCTTTGCCGACATTGTGAAAACAAAGCAGGTCAAGGACAGCGAGGGCTTCACCCGTTCTGAGGATGAAGTCCTTGCGTCCATCCGCGTCTACCGGGAAGGGCGGCACGGCTCTGAGCGCTTGGCGAACCTTGCGGCATTCAGCGAAGCCACCGACCTGTTCCGTTTCAGGTGTATTCCGGGGCTGACAATTACTACCGAACATTTTCTCATCTGCGATGGAGAGCGATTTAATATCACCTCTGTCGAGAATGTAAAGGGTCGCGGAATGTATATCGAGGTTTTAGCGAAAAGGAGTGAATCTACTGTTGGCAAAGGCTGATTTCAAACTGCCGGACGAGTTTCTGACAAAGCTCTCCCGTCTGGGCAAGGACACCGACAGTGTTGCGGAAAAAGTTCTGGAGGCTGGCGGGCAAGTCGTTCTGGCAAAGGTGCGGAGCAATCTGTTCTCTGTAATCGGTAGCGGGACAAAGTACGATTCGCGCTCCACCGGCGAACTGGCGCAGTCGCTCGGTCTGTCGCCCGTCAAGCTGAACCGTGAGGGCAACCACGACATCAAGATCGGCTTTTCCGAACCGCGCTCGGATGGCGGCAGCAATGCAAAGCTTGCCAACATTCTGGAATACGGCAAGCACGGACAGCCTGCAAAACCATTTCTGAAACCCGCAAAATCTGCATCCAAGACGGAGTGCATCCGTGTCATGGAGCAGACGCTCAAGGAGGAGGTCGAAAAGCTGTGAGCTTGCTGTCGGAACTGAATACCATCGCGGAAAGCTGCGGTGTGCCTGTGGAAACCGGCATCTTCTCCGATGTAGCACCGGACACCTACCTTGTGTTGACGCCGCTGTCGGACAGCTTTGACCTCCATGCGGATAATCAACCGAGCGTTGACGTTCAAGAGATTCGGCTGTCCCTGTTCTGCAAGGAGAATTACACGAAAATCAAAAATCAACTTGTGAAAGCAGTACTAAACGCAGATATGACAATCACTGACCGCCGGTACATCGGCTTTGAAACCGACACCGGTTATCACCACTACGCCATAGATGTGGCAAAATCTTATGTTTGGGAGGAATGACAATGGCGACCATTGGTCTGGATAAACTTTATTACGCAAAAATCACCGAGGGCGACAACGGCAACGAAACCTACGGCACACCGACGCAGCTTGCCAAGGCCATGACAGCGGAGCTTTCCGTGGAACTGGCTGAGGCGACGCTCTATGCCGATGATGGCGCGGCAGAGGTCGTGAAGGAGTTCCAGAGCGGCACGCTCACGCTGGGCATTGACGATATCGGCGTGCAGGTGGCGCAGGACCTGACCGGCGCAAAAATCGACGACAACAAGGTGCTCATTTCCGCATCCGAGGACGGCGGTGAACCCGTGGCTATCGGCTTCCGGGCGAAGAAGTCCAACGGTAAGTACCGCTACTTCTGGCTCTACAAGGTCAAGTTCGGCATCCCCGCGACGAACCTCACCACCAAGGGCGAGAGCATTGAGTTCTCCACACCCACCATTGAGGGTACCGTCCTGCGCCGCAACAAGCTGGACGGTCAGGGCAAGCACCCGTGGAAGGCGGAGGTGTCTGAGGATTCCACCGGAGTTTCCGCATCGGTTATCAGCGGTTGGTACACCGAGGTGTATGAGCCGACATTCGCACAGGTGTAAGGAGGCGTTTTTATGGACGACAGAAGTGCAAAAATCAACATCGGCGGTCGGGAGTTTGAACTCATTCTCACCACCCGCGCCACCAAGGAGATCGCAGGCCGCTACGGCGGTCTGGAAAACCTGGGGCAGAAGCTGATGCGGTCAGAGAACTTTGAGATGGCGCTGGACGAGCTGGTGTGGCTCATTACGCTGCTGGCAAACCAGTCCGTGCTCATCCACAATCTCCGCACCCCGGAGGACAAGCAGGAGCTTCTCACGCAGGAGACGGTCGAGCTGCTCACAAGCCCGCTGGAACTGGCAGAGTACAAATCCGCCATCATGGAGGCCATGTTCAAGGGAACGAAGCGGAATGTGGAAAGCGAGAACAATTCAAAAAACGCACCAGTCGGGTAACAGACGAGGAACTGTTCACCCGGCTTTTTTATTACGGAACGGCGCAGCTGCATCTTCCGTCCGAGGAGGTCTGGCTGACGCCGTTCGGTTTTCTCCTCGACCTGTGGGAATGTCACAGGCAGTTCCTCGGCATGGCAAAGCCGAAGCGGGAGCTTTCCATCGACGATATTATCCCGCCCGGACTGTAAGGAGGCGAAGCACATGAGCATCATCCCAGGCACAACGCCAACCCTGACGCTGTCTCTTGACAGAAGCATCACCGGCTGCACGGCTGCGGAGTTCTGCCTTGCCTGCGGAACGGTCCGAATCTTGCGTCCGCTCTCAGAACTGTCTTTGTCCGCAGACGGCACGGAGGTCAGCCTTCGCCTGACGCAGACCGAAACGCTGATGCTGCCGGACAACCAGATCGCAAAAGTGCAGCTTCGGGTCATGCTCGGCGGCGCGGTATTTGCAACGGACAGTATTCCGGTCCCAACAAAAGAACTTTTACATCGAGAGGAGTTGATCGCCGATGCAAATTAGTGCAAAGTTGCACACCGAGGATGAACGGCTTCATGCCGACTTCCATGCGACCGTTCAGGTCGGCGGCGACTTCTCGCTGGGCCACGCGCTCATGTGGGACAAGCAGGGGCGGCTTGCCGTGCAGGTGGCAGACGAAGCCGAAGCGGACAATACGCTCCCCATCACCGCAGCGGCGGTCTATGCGAAACTGGGCAACATCGAAGTGCTGCTCGGCACGATATCAGGGCTTTGCCAAGCAGAACTATACGATGCTGGACAACCTGAAGCTCGGCTACGGCGGTACAAAATCCGAAATGGAGCGGCTGCTGGCCGATGCCGAGGCGATCTCCGGCATCCACTACGACCTCGAATCCTATGCCGATGTGGTAGACGCGATCCATGTCATTCAGACGAGCATGGACATCACCGGCACGACCGCGAAGGAAGCGGAGCACACCATTTCCGGCTCCATCAACGCCTTACAGGCGGCGGGAAAGAATCTGCTCGTCGGTTTCGGCAACGCAGATGCGGATATGGAGCAGCTGTGCGGGAACATGGCAGAGGCACTGAAAAACGTCATCGCCAACATTACACCCGTCATTGAGAATATCGTAAAGGCGCTGCCCACGGCAACAAAGGCGTTATTGGAAGCCATCGCGGAACTGCTTCCCACGCTGCTGGATACCGTGACGCAGCTTTTTTCGCAGCTTCTGACCACCATTCTGGAGCTGCTGCCCCAGCTGATTCCCGCAGCGGTGCAGGCGGTTATGACGGTCTCGCAGGCGGTCATCGACAATCTGCCGCTGCTCATTGACGCTGCGACGCAGATGATCGTGTCGCTGGTGCAGGGGCTTGCGGACGCGCTGCCGCAGCTCATCCCCGCTGCCGTGGAAGCTGTCACGACCATTGTGCAGGGACTCATTGACAACCTTCCGCTCCTGCTGGACGCGGCGCTGCAGCTCATCCTCGGTCTGGCACAGGGGCTTCTGGACGCCCTGCCGCAGTTGATCGCAGCGCTCCCTGCCATCATCACAGGCATTGTGGATTTCCTCATTTCGGGCATTCCGCAGATCATGGAGGCGGGCATCCAGCTTCTGACCGCACTGGTGGATGCGCTGCCGGACATCATTGCGGCAATCGTGGAAGTTCTGCCGCAGATCATTGACGGCATCGTCACGGGACTGCTGGAAGGACTGCCGCGCATCGTGCAGGCGGGTATCGACCTGCTGGTGGCGCTGGTGCAGGACCTCCCGGAGATCATCCAGACCATCGTCGCGGCGCTGCCGCAGATCGTCTCTGCCGTTGTGGATGCGCTGCTGGCCTCCATCCCGCAGCTGGTGGAAACGGGCGTGACGCTGTTTATCTCCCTCATTGAAAATCTCCCCACCATCATTCTGGAGATCGTCAAGGCGGTCCCGCAGATCATCGAGGGCATCGTGAACGCCTTTACGGAGTCCATTCCCCAGATCGTAGAGGTCGGTGCGAACCTTGTGCGCGGGCTGTGGGAGGGCATCCAGTCCCTCGCTTCGTGGCTCTGGGATAAGGTCAGCGGATGGATCAGCTCCATCTGGGACGGCATCTGCGACTTCTTTGGAATCGCGTCCCCGTCCAAAGAGATGGGCTGGGTCGGTGAGATGCTGGTGGAGGGTCTTGCCGGGTCCCTTGACAAAAACGGTAAGACGGCGGTGCGTTCGGCGGAGCATCTGGCGGACGGCATTTCCTCTGTCATGCAGGGCATGACGGCAGATATGCAGACTGCTATTCCGTCTCACATCAACATGGATACGACGCTTTCCGGGCTTTCCGATGTCGGGCGGACGTCCAGCGGGCAGGCGTTCAACGTCACCATTCCGCTCACCATCGATGGCACGACGCTGGCCCGGATTCTGGCGGAAATTCAGTGGACGCAGAATGCCGCCTATGTGCGTAATCTCGGAACCGTGTAAGGAGAAATGGCCATGATTGAAATCTATAACAGTGCCGGGACGCTCCAATGCAGCTTTCCGCGTGTGCTCTCTGCATCCCTCTGCGACAAGCTGTCCGGGGAGCGGACACTTTCGTTCTCCGTCCTCGCTTCCCGGTCGCAATCGCTGTCTGTCGGCATGACCGCGAAGCTGGACGGTCAATTTTATACCGTTGTTCGAGTCGCCAAGAAGATCACGGGCGGCTTTCCGGTCACGATGGCGCAGTGTGAGCACATCACCTACCTGTTGAACGAGGAGCAGTACAACCTCGTGACCTTTGTTTTTGAGGGTACTCCGGCAGACGGCATGACGCAGCTGCTGTCCGGCACGCCGTTCTCCGTTGGTGTAATTGAAGCGACCGGGCGCGTGGAGTGCGCGTTCACCGACCAAAGCCCACTCAGCCGCCGCAGCGCGCTCATGCGCTTCATTGACGCCTGCGGCTGCGAGGTGGAGTACGATGGGTACAAGATCAATCTGCGCAGGCATCGCGGCAGCACTGTTCGCAAATCTTTGATGGACGGCGAAAACGTGACCGATCTGGCTGTGACCATTGATAGCCGGGAGAATACGCAGTCTTACGAGATCTCGCTTTTCAAAATGGCGGACCTGCAGGCGGGCGACGAGGTGAACATCACCTATACGCCGATGGGCGTGAATGTGAACACGCGCATCATCAGCATCGAGTACGACCCCTTCTACCGCTACACCGTGCGGGTGGAGGTCGGCGATTATGTGCCGAACCTGCTTGCGTCCACCGCAACACAGTTAGATCGAGTGCGGCAGGAGTTCAAGGCTGCAGACGGCAAGCTGCTTTCCAGCATCCAAACCGTGGACGGAAATCTCTCCACGCTTTCGCAGACCGTGAGCGGCTTTAATACGCGCATCGAAAACGCCGAGGGCGCAGTCTCCACGCTGTCCCAGACGGTCAGCGGCTTTAATACGCGCATCGAAAATGCGGAAGGCTCCGTTTCTACCCTGACGCAGACCGTGAACAGCTTTAATACTAAAACTTAATTAAACGCTTTAATAATCCAATCGCGTCCGGTAA